GGTTCAGCGATTAAGCGAAAAGCAGGGCAGCAGTGACAAGAAGAGATTAGATAACAAGAATATTAAATCATTAAATTAGTTAAGAAATGGAGAATTTAAAGATTAATAAGAAAAGTGAACAGACAACCGCCACTTATACTAACGGTGGCTATCGAGTAGAAATCACCTACAATGTTGACAAGTCTGGTGGCAACATCGAGAGCATCAATATGAGCATCTACAGTGATGCGAATGGTAATTATCTCGGCAACGCGAACGCAAGCTCCAACGGCAGCGAGCTGACATACAACATCAGCGGTGTTTCGCAGAGCAAGCTCAGTGAGGTGTCAGCATTGATAGCGGAGGTTGATTCCGCTATCGCTACCAATATGGCTAGCGAGGCAGCAGAGTAAGTATCGTGAGTATTAACGCATGGTGGCTCTTATAGAGCTGCCTTGCCTAGTGTTTTAAGTTTTAAAGATTAAGCGTATGGCTCTATCTAATAACAAAATCACTGCTCCAGTGAGCGTGGATGATGTTGCGGATTGTCTCGGAATGAACCGCAGCAGCACATTGGCAGACCTATGCACGTCATCGAAAATTAACGTCTGGGCGAAGTACAAGCCTACCGTATTTCCATCCCCTTTTCCCGATGACTGGTATAAGGCGAATGATGGCAACTACGGCATCAATATTACGGTAGAAAACGGCAAGAGCAACTGGAAAGACCTTGTAGCGGAATATTCAAAGGCTAATAATGGATATGCCACCTTATATAACAAGCCAACTGGCG